TTTACCTACTGTTTTTCATAGTGTTCACAAACCCTCGTTATCGAGGGTAAGTGAACTTAATATCAATAAAGACGAAAGGAATTATTATGGGAATCGATGTTAGAGTCGGTTACGACAGAGGGGAAAAGGTAACTAGTTATGAGGCGATCAAGCATTTATATCTAGCAACCAAAGCAGGTATAAGTCCAAGTTTAGGTGCGTATGGTCAAGAGTTAGTAGTGCATAACTTTGAAGAAGATCCCAAAGCATATTACGTTTCATTATTTTACCACTCAAGTGGTCTTACAAAAGAATTTAAACAGATTAAGGAAGACGGGTATCTTGCTTATTACCCTGATTACATAGAAATAAAACAATCTGAGGATAGCCAGTATGGGAGTTGGTGGATTACATCATTGACAGGTTTAATTAGTAGGAGTGTTAGTTGGAATAAACTTATACCCGATGCTTTTGATCGCAATAAATTTAATCTGCCTATTCGTAGGTGGGTTATGTATCATGAAAATTTAAGTGGTGTTAAAAGACCCTATGCAACGGATAGAGAAGAATATGACTTTCCTATAAATGCAAGTCAAAAACTAAGGTTTGATTACAACATGAAACCTATTGATGAATTACCTGTGTTTCCTAAATACAGAATCAATCGGAAGAAGATGAATCTGTTACGGAAAGAGAATAAAGAATTTCCACAATATGTAGAAGCTATGTTTAAGCTTTTACCACCACTCACTAGAGAATGGTTTGATATTGCAGAAAAAGAAGCTAAAGATGAAACACTTGATAAAAAATATCGAATGTTTCTTGGACTACTTTTAGCTGAAAAACAGTATAACGGTTGGGGTTATCTTAATCGGGATACAGGTTTATATGAACTAAATTTATCTAACATACTTGAACGGTTTGATTGGCAACTAAAGAGATCACACCCTGAAGTATTGGATAAAGTGCAGTAACGAAGTTCACAAAGCCTCACTATCGAGGGAATGTGAACCATTTTAATTAAAAGACGAAAGGAAACATCATGCAACAGACAGTAAGTTTAAAACAAGCCGAAGAACTTATCGCAACAGTCGGCAAAGAAGTAACGGTTCACCTACAAGGTCAACCTGGGATTGGTAAATCAACTATGCTCAAAGGACTAGCTGAACGGTTCCCTGAACATATACCTGTATATATTGATTGTGCAGACTTAGACTTGGGTGACCTAGCTATGCCTGCAATGAATCATGAATCAAAGACTACATCGTTCTATCCGAATGAACGGTTTCAACTACAACATGGTAAGCCAGTGATTATTATGCTTGACGAGATCACCAAAGCAAGTGAACCTGTTAAGAATATGTTGTTACCTGTGATGTTGGAGAGACGACTAGGTTCAGTTCAGTTTCACCCTGATTCAATCGTGTATTCAACAGGTAATCTAACGACAGACGGAGTGGGTGACACCATGAAAGCCCATGCCAAGAACAGACTAACCTCTGTTGTCGTGCGTAATCCTAATGATGACGAGTGGATCAATTGGGCAGTCAATGCTGATATTGCACCTGAGATTATTGCTTGGGTTAAGCAGTTCCCACATTGTCTAGCTAGTTACACAGACGAATCACAGAAAGAGAATCTGTATATCTACAATCCTCGTAAGCAACAGTCTGCGTTTGTTACTCCACGCTCACTTGCTAAAGCATCACCGATCGTGAAGAACAGAGCAACACTTGGTATTGATACAACATTGACTGCACTCTCAGGCACCATTGGTGAATCAGCCGCGAGAGATATGTCTGCCTACTTCTCTCTAGCAGATGGACTACCGACTAAGGAATCTATCTACAAGAAACCTGAAGAAGCAGTTATACCAAGTGATCCTGCAGCGAGAGTTATTCTTGTGATGAGAGAACTTATGTCAATCACTGAAGAACATTTCAATGCGTGGCTTACTTACATGAAACGACTACCAATGGAGTTACAAGCTTTGTTTGCAGTGAACATCATGTCCTCAAGCAAGCGTAATGTAGCCGCGACTAACAAAGAGTTCGTTCAATGGGCGATGGATAAATCTAACTTTTTCTAGGAGTAAGTATGAATAACACAAAGAAACATACATACAGAGTGCATATTACTCAACATCATGTGCCTATTATTGTGCAAGCATGCAATAAAGCAGATGCTGAGTATCAGGTTCGAGAGCATCATGTATGGGAACCATTATCAGTAGACATAAGAATCGAGGACACTCATGACACCACAAGATAGAGTCACGAAGTCTCACATCGCTATCATGCGTAGCAAAGAGTTCTGTATGTTTGCAGGTGTGTTGTCCATTGGTGATGTTAAGTTCACTGATGAACTACCAACAGCCGCGACTAATGGTAGAGATGTAATCTACAATCCACAATTTGTAGACACTTTGAATGACAAGAAACTAAACTTTGTTGTGCTACACGAGGCTCTGCACAAGGTGTATCAACACATGCACCTATGGAAGAAGTTATGGAAACAAGATCCACAACTTGCCAACATGGCGGCTGACTATGTAGTGAACAATGCGATCGTAGAAGCTGATCCAAATGGTGTAGTAACTGAAATGCCAGTGGAAGCTTTGTATGATTCTAAGTATCGCAACATGACTACACGACAGATCTTTGACTTACTCAAAGAAGACAAAGAGAAGAATGGTAGTGGTGGTGATGAAGGTCATGATCAGCATGATTGGGAAGGTGCTGAAACTATGACTGATGACGAAGTTAACGAAACCAAACGACAGATAGATCAAGCACTTAGACAGGGCGAGATCATACGAGGTAAGATGGAGGGTAATAAGAATCGAGCAATCGATGAACTCCTCGAACCTAAAGTTGATTGGCGAGAACAACTTCGTGAGTTTGTAAATCAGACTTGTCGCAACAAGGACAAGTCATCATGGCGCAGACCACATCGTAGATTCATAGGGCAAGATGTATACATGCCTTCAATCATCGGTGAATCTGTGGGTAAGCTTGTTGTAGGTATTGATACATCGGGATCAATCGGTGATCAGGAACTACGCGAGTTCTTATCCGAAGTAGTTGGCATCTGTGATGATGTTCAACCAAGTAGTATTGAGTTGATCTATTGGGATCACATTGTGCAGAATCATGAAACCTATAATCAAGGTGACTATGATGCACTTGCACGAACAACTAAACCTGCAGGTGGGGGTGGGACTACGGTAGGTTGTGTGAATCAATATATCAAAGATCAACGACTAGAACCTGAAGCAGTTATCATACTGACAGATGGTTATGTTGAAAGTGATTGGGGTGGTTCGTGGGATCAACCAACGCTATGGGTGTCGACAGAGAAACACAATGTGTCGCCACATGGTAAAACTATTTATTTAGAGAAGGAATAATTATGGGAGTAATGATACCTCAAAAGTTTGCAGAACATTGCAAATCAATTAAAGCAACAGTGGACTTTAACACTTTTGGTCCTATACAGAAAAAGAATATATACAAGATGGTGAAGACAGGAAGGTTTGGTTCTGCTTGGAGTGAATCACCTACAACAGTCATTGCCAAAAGTATATACGATGAGACAAAGCAACCTTATTTTCAAATACAAGGGGATACGATAAATATGTATAACATACCATCTACGCATCCTATTGTTGACGCACTGAAAGGTTATTATGCTTTGTGTAAACTTATGCCAGAAGATAAAACAAATTGGCATCGTAGTAAACCTACACAATTATATGAAACGTTAGAAGAAGTGCAAAGGACTGGTGGAACATTAACCTATCAAGGTTATTGGGATGGCTTTCGTATTGATCTACATAAAAGATATGGAGAGTCTGATCCACCTGAGTTCAAAGCTATTCTAGGTAGAATCAAAGACCTAGCTGTTCTTGAAATGCCTGACGATTCACCTGCAGTAATCAAAGCACAACAGATTATTGACGGTAAAGTAACTGAAATGACATTTAACTATATCACATAGTTCACAAACCCTCGATATCGAGGGAATGTGAACACTATTAACGAAAGGAAACATCATGGCTATAAGTATTGCCACAAGTGCAGTTCTCATTGATCTTAACATATCAGTATGGACTGCGAGAAAGCTAGACAAGAAAGTCTCGAAAGAGATTGATATTAACAAAGGAACTACTACAAATGCAGGTAACTATAATAAACATTTGTTAGCAGGTTCTGCTCAGTTAGAAAAGATACAAAAGCTTGCTACTGAAATTAGAGATTGGCATGGTCGATATACTCTACCATGGTCAGACGGTGGAACTCGTTTATTACCAATGACTAACTTCTTTGATTACAAGCAACAACTTGGTGAATATGAGCAACTGTTTAATGATTATGTGGAAGAGTTTATTACTAACTATCCAAACATCATTACGGTCATGGCATATAAACTTGGTCAGTTATTTGATCGATCAGAGTATCCTCAAGCTGAAGACATACGCAATAAGTTTAGGCTTCGCTATACCATTATGCCTGTGCCTGAAGCTAACGACTTCCGTGTTGACATAGCTGATGACATTCGCAGTGAAATGGAACGCGAATACAAACAAGCATATACAAGTAGAGTTGAAACAGCTATGAGTGATGCGTGGTCTCGATTGCATACTACGCTTGAACACATGGTCGAGAGATTATCAGGTCAAGATAAAAAGATATTTAGAGATAGTCTTGTAGATAATGCTATGGAGTTGACAAGTCTGCTAACAAAGCTTAATGTTACAAACGATCCAAAACTAGAGGATGCTCGTAAGCAGTTAGAGAAGTCCCTAGTTGGTGTTACCCCTGAGGATCTAAGAGAAAGTCCTGTGCTACGACAAATCGTTGTAGACAAAGTTTCTCAAATTATGGAGACTATATGAAGGTATACAATAAAGAACCTTTATTTGAAACCAATATACCTAAAGAAGACTTAGAAAAAATAGCTATGCTAAAGTTATCAAATGTAAACACGTATATAGAAAATGTAGGGGCACACACAAAGCATCAGTATCTGATTCCTGAAGGTGATTATGATACAGAGCGCCTTAAAACTTTATACAGTGGCATTGGTAACAAAAAGCAAAAGATACGAATGCTAAGTTCAATGTCGAAAGGAACTATATGAAGGTATATAAAGAACAAGATGAGTTTAATGAAGGCCTTCCTGTTGAAGATAGAGAGAAGATTTCATTGCTCAAACTTGTTAAGGTCGGCGAGTATGTGAAGGGGATAGGCATACGCGATGACAAGTTCTTCCTCATTTCGGAGAATGAAAATGACGAGATGTATCTAGGCATCATGCTCAAGATAGGCACGATTGCTTCAGCTAATAAGTTTAATCTTAATCAACTTACTAGCTTGCTTGCAATAGAAAAGTCTATACAAAAGCAAATGGATATGTTATCGTAAAGAAATGGCCGTCACAAAAGTCACAGAGAAGTGGGTAAAAAAGCAAGTCACTCTTAAATTAAAAGAGATGGGCGCTTATTATTTCTTCCCTGTGGCTAGTGGCTTCATGTCGTCAGGTGTTCCTGACATCGTTGCCTGTTGGAAAGGAAACTTTCTTGGTATAGAATGTAAAGCTAATGGCAACAAACCAACTGCCCTACAAGTCAAGAATTTAGTTGATATAGAAAAAGCAGGGGGCAAATCAATCTTAATAGATGAAACAAACGTAGAACTATTAGAACTTATTATTACTGGAAAACAACGGATATGAAAAACAAAGTAGATATGGTAAACAGTCCTCCACATTATACTAAACATAAATGGGAAGTGATTGATATACTTGAAGAGTTTTTTAGTGATGATCCATTATTATTTAATGCAGGTAAATATCTTTTACGTTGTAAAGAGAAAGGTAATTTAAAACAAGACTTGGGCAAAATGATATGGTATGCTCAAAGACGTATTAGTAAAGAGAAGTAACATGTCAGATGATGCAGATAAGACGCAAGAGCGTTTAGAATTAGAAGAGATGCTCCGTCGCAAGTATGCATCAGAGGAAGTTCAGACACAAGGGAATGGTCAGTGCTTAAATTGTGGTGATAAAATCACAAAGGAAAGACGTTGGTGTAGTAAAGAATGTGCTGATGATTGGGAGTATTACAATAAACATAAACAATAAAGAGCGTTTGTGTAATGTGTGTGGTAAACCTGCACATGTTATGGACAAAAACAAATGGTGGTGTGGAATAGATTTTCATACTGCCCATGGTTGTTGCAAACACGAAACACAGAAAGGGAGAGATGGAAAATCTCATAGTAATTGACTTTGAAACATATTATGATAAACATTACGGGCTAAAAAAGTATACAACAGAAGAGTATATTAGAGATCCTCAATTTGAAGTCATTGGCGTTGCACTAAAACATAATCAAAAAGAAACTGTTTGGAAGACAGGAACCCACAAAGAAATAAAAGACTTTTTATATAACTATAACTTTTCAGGAAGTTTTGTAGTAGGTCACAACATGCGCTTTGATGGCGCTATTCTTAGTTGGATATTTGATATACACCCAAAAGGTTTATTAGATACCATGGGTATGGGTCAGATACTTCACGGATTAACAGAATCAGTATCACTAAAAAACTTATCAAGACTTTATAACATAGGTGAAAAAGGAACAGAGGTTCTTGATGCTTTAGGCAAACGTCGAGAAGATTTTAAACCTATGGAATTAGAAAAGTATGGTGCATATTGTATTAATGACGTTGATTTAACTTATAAATTGTTTTATCACATGCTCAATGACTTTACTGCTCAGGAATTAAAACTTATAGATTTAACTATCCGTATGTTTACAGAACCTAAGTTAGAAATAAATAAAGGACTACTGATTAGGCATTTAGCAAAAACTAAAGCAGATAAAGAAGATCTATTAAGTAAAGTTGCAGTGGATAAAAGTGTGTTGATGAGTAATCCTCAGTTTGCTGAACTGCTTGAAAGCATGAAGATAAAACCTCCAATGAAAATGAGTCCAACAACAGGTAAAGAAACTTATGCCTTTGCTAAAACTGATGAAGGGTTCAAAGCATTACTCGATCATGAAGATCCTTATGTGCAAACAATTGCCGCAGCAAGAGTTGGAAACAAATCTACTATTGAAGAAACTAGAACAGAAAACTTTATTAAGATTGCTAACAGAGTAAAGCTACCAGTCCCTTTGAAATATGCAGGGGCCGTTGTATCACATAGATGGAGTGGTGTAGATGGGATTAATCTACAAAACCTACCTAGAACTTCTGAATTACGTAGGGCTATATGTGCGCCAGCAGGATATAAAATTGTAGCTTCGGACTTAAGTAACATTGAATTACGATTAGCTTATTGGTTTGCAAAATCATACAAGCAGATAGATCTCATCAAACAAGGTGTTGATTTATATAAACAATCAGCAAGCGAGATAATGAATGTTCCTTACGATGAAGT